TCTTACCTGTGCCTTCTTCGACTGACACCACAGTAAGGCTAACCTCAATAAAGGGCTTCAGCTTCATCCAAGCACGACCACGCTTGCACTCATAGCCAGCATCCAGGTCCTTGATCATGATGCCTTCATAGCCACCGGCCACTGCCTGTGCATTGATCTCAGTAAAACGTGCCTGACCTTCCACAGTGTCAAGGTCCACAACCTCTTGTCCCACTACTGTGACATTGGGCATGTGTTCGGCAATCAAACTGTACCAACCAAGCAGGCGTGCGCTACGCTCAACCTGTGCTGTGTTGCTACGACCCGCTAAAAACTCGTCTAAGGTGATCATGTCAAACAAGTTCAACACGGCATCTTGTGTTTGTGCATTTTCTTTGCGGCGTGCCTGCTTCATCAAGTCTTGGAACGTGGCGCTCATGATCTCGCCATCCAACACCATGGGCTCTTTAAAGAACTTGGCATGTCGAGCAATTTGTGCAACCACAGTAGGAAAGTTCACCAGCTCTTTGCCATTGCGGCTGTACTGGTCTACTTTGCCATCGGGGTAGACAATGGTAATAACACGCATACCATCAAGTTTGACCTCGATGATTTTCTTGCCCGTCATTTCATTTTCGTTGTTGGCGCTGTCCACAGCCAGCTGACATGAGAACACAGGAATCTCATACTTGCTGTTGATCTTGGCGACCATCTTGTTCACTGTTTTCTCACTGACACCACAGCGCAAGTCTTTGATTAGAATACGTCGGTACCAGTGATTCCATTCAGTTTCAGTTGCGTTCAGGCGCATGTGAGCCACTGCTGTTCTAGCAGCATCACCTGTGAGCTGGCGTTTGGCCAACTGTTCTGCTGTCTTCCAAAAGGTATCGGGATTCAAGCCCCGACCGTCTCCGGTCTTTTCATCAACCTGCTTGATGCCAAATGTGATCATGCTGTCTAGGGTAGCACGTAGACCACGGAAGAATTCATCGTTGCCTGCTGTAGCTTCACGTTTGACCACTGCTTCTTTAAACAGGCGGCTGTTGTCTGATTCAAGCTCGATGATGACGTCCCAGGGTTTGTTCATTGCAGGTCCTTTGTGTTTCTGTATGTGTATATTATAGCAGGGTTTGAGTTTCGAGTCAAATCCAAAAAAGTAGTACTTGAGTACTACGTCCACCTCAACACGAATGCGGTGTAATCCGATTCTCGTTTAAAGTAGAATCTGACAATGGGACGACCACAATATGCATCATTATAGACATACATAGACCTGCGCCACCACAGCATTTGGCTCATCTTGACACCGTCGGGCTTGGATTTGCCAAACGTTGCTCGTGCCCATTTAGTCACTGTGGGTGCGTTACTGTCTTCAATATCGAATGTGTAGTGTTTCATAGCCAAGTCAGGGCAAATACAGAGGCCAGGCCACCATCGCGAAACTTGAATGTTTGTGTATTGTGTGTAGCGGGGCCTATGACATAGTTCTTACGCCTTGTGTGCCATTTCAACCAACCTTTGGCCTGCTCTACCCTGCGATCAAAGTCAAGGTATCTGTCACCGTTGCGTGGCACCAGTGTTACTTCGTGTTCATACACACGCTGACTTCTTCGTTGTCTACTGTTCATTGCAATTCCTTTATGCCCACTTCAATACAAATGCTGTGTGACTAGCTTCTTCATCCCAACGCAAGTACCAACCTTGAGTACTAGTTTGAATCAATTTACCACCCAAGGGTTTGAGTTTAAAATTAGCGACAGTGATTTGTCGCCAGTCGTTATTATTAGCAACTTCTCCACAATGAATCCAAAAATTTTCAAAGTAATGCGGAAACTCGGCATCAAAGATACCAGCGGTTACATCAACACGAAACTTGTCTGGCATTACAACCACCTCAATATGTACCAGTCGCGATCTCGTTTATCACGGAACTGTATTGTGTACTCCAAAGCCATCCAGCGTTGTCGAAACCCTGGCTCGCCAAAGTTTTCTCTGCACCATTCCAATACATCAGTTTTCTCACCAGCACGGGCTCGTGGCAAATCCACTGCCCATCTAATTCCCGACGGTGTTAGTGTGTTCATGCCCACCTCAATACAAACATCAAGTGATTGTCTGCGCGGCGAAATTCAAACACACCTTCGCTGACAAAGCGCCAATTGTGTTGTTCGAAATTTTCAGCACACCACTGCATACAAGGTGTCCAACCTAGATACCCGCCGTTGGTCCACGGACTTGGCACACTTGCCACAATCCACCCGTTGATAGGATTACGGGGCAGTTGCAAGTTATGCCTCCACAGATTGTTCGTTGAGTGCCATCCACATTTCTTCTTGCTCAGTGTAGATCAATTGATGCCGTTCAAGCACAGCACGACGGTCTGCCTCATCCATGTGAAGCCAAGCCTGTACTCGATCGTAACTGCCATATGCCTCAAGCGGCGCACAGTTAACAATCCAACGAGCCAGGTTCTTAAATGCTGTCACTGAGTTGGCGAGGTGGCTATGCAACATAGCACCTAAAAAGTCATTGGCCAAGACCGAAGTAAAACAACTGCCGGGCTCAAAGCCATAGAGCAAATAGCGATATACAGGATAAGCAAATTCGTCATCCACATGCCAGTAACTGAATGAGTCTTGGAATCGTTTTGTGCTGTATTTTGTCAGTTTCATTATAGCCACCTTAGTCTACGCATTATAGCATCTGATTCACAGTTGTTGTCATAACTTCAATAAAAACATTAGATAGTGTTGTTCATTATGGAATACCAAATAGCTTTGTCGTTCTCGATTACTGTAGTATTGTCCAATATCGTATTCTTCATCAAGCCAATGCCAAACTTTGGTTTGAGTTTTTGCTTTAAGGTAAGCATCTTTGATCTGGTCAAAATGAGTGTCAATTGACACCTTGTGTTTGAACCAATGATTAAACAAGTGTACTTTCATGCCCACCTCAACAAGAATGCTGTTACTTCTTCAGGAGTCTTGAACTGCCACATGTCATAGCTCATTCTAACACCGCATGAATTTTCCTGGCTCCACTGTTGGACTTGATACAACACAATGTCGAAGTTTATGGGCTCAGTCCAAGTACACTGGAGCCAAAGGCCCTGGGGTTTGCGATCAAGCGTGGTCCATTTTAACATGCTTACAGTCTCCACGAAATTTGAAACCGCTATAAATAAGCGTATGACATACAAACTTTATATCAAAACACATACAAAGACGGGATTGAAATATCTTGGGTATACCCGCCAAAACCCACTCACTTACAAAGGTTCTGGAAAATACTGGAAACTTCATTTGACTAAACACGGAAATGATGTTGAAACAGAAATACTCCACGAAACCTCCGATAAGAAAGAAATCAATCGTCTTGGTATACATTATAGCACACTTTGGAATATTGTCGCAAGCCCAGAATGGGCTAATCTTAAAGAAGAAGCAGGGGATGGTGGAGCGATTCCACAAAAACCAGAATGGAACGCAAAACGATCAGCTGCCTTAAAAGGTCGCAAATTCAGCGAAGAACACAAAGCAAATTTGTCAAAAGCAAATACAGGTAGAAAAGATACCCGAAGCCCAGAGACAAAGGCGCAAGCCGCTATAAAAGCATCAGCAAAACTCAAAGGTCGCAAAAAGCCCGAAGGGTTTAGTGGAGCTGTTAGTAAAAGAAAACTTGGCACAAAACACTCCGAAGAAACATTACACAAAATGAAAACGGCTTGGACCGCGGAAAGAAAGGCCGCACAAGCAGAAAGGCGGCAAATTCAAAATGAAAATGCCCCGTTGCTTGTTTGCCCACATTGTGGAAAACAAAGCAAAAATAAGGGCAATATGAACAGATATCATTTTGATAACTGCACCAAGTGCTTACACTGACTTCTAAAACGGAATCCTGAACAAGTACAGGTCATGCCGTTTTCAGTACGCTCCACCGTATACTTGTCACCCTTGCTACCTGTCACAGTCCAACGTGGATTGAGATTTTCTTCAGTGGCAATTTTGTAGCCCCAAGTATTTTTAACCGGGGTGAACTTGCGTCCACGAGTGTCAATGCGAATAAAACGCTTGAAGGTCTTTACCTCACCGCTGTTTGGCGCCACGTAGGCATACATCTTGCTTTTGTCATCACTGAGCAGGTAAACGCCGTTGGCGGTATTGTCTTGATAGACTGTGGTCTCTTGATAAAATTTCATCAGTAGTCTCCGCTCAACAAGAACATGGTCAAGTCCGGGCCTTCGACACGCACACATTGATTGGCATAACGTGATGCGCTTTGGCTGTGAACTGTGCTGTTGTTGCCTTTGTAGGTCCATTCCACACGAATCTGCTTGGGCGTGAACTTGATGATCTTACCCAGCTTCATGCCACCATAGGGTGCAGGAAACACCACATAGTCGTCGATGGCCAATTCACGTTTAAGAAAATCTCGATGTTCAGTAGTCATTGTGAGTCCTGTTTAGTAGTGGGTACAAAATCAAAGCGCCAGTCTGTGCCCCGGTACAGGTCACGGGCCATTTCTTGCATTTCACGCTCTAGTCCTTCTAGAGTACGAGTCTGCCAAACTGACGTGCTGAACAGACGCTCGCCGGTGCGAAAACGAAGATCACGCTTGTAAATGTACATGGTGTAGGTTTGTTTCACTGCGAGTTCCTGCGTTGTCATATGCGTATTATACAACCAAAATCATTTTGGGTCAAACAAGTTGAAAGTATTTTTGATTGCTTTGGATTTTGACCACTTGCAACAGGCCCATTTTGTAGAGGTAGTAGTCGGTGTACTCGTTGCCTGGATAACCTGTAGAAGTGCGAGGATTGGGATCAATATTAGCAGCTCGCAAAATGTCAGCGCGACTACGAACTTGACCGTCTTGCATCAAGTCCAGAACCTGTTGCATTTTTTTGTTGATTTTAGCAGGAACTCGTGTTGCCCAAGTATCGTAGTTGCATTTCATTTCCAACTCCTGTTTTGCTTTGCTATGTGTATATTATAGCACGGATGCCATTTCTG